CATTCGCATTGATAGCACTCGTCATTGACATGCGCGCCATTTTACGGAAAGAGTTTGGTGCAAGGTACAATTTGTTAATACGCACAGCCTTTTCACCAGACCTGAAGTTGTTCGCAGAAATTGGATCTGTTGGAAGATTTTTCACATTCACACTCTTCCAATTGATTTTATTTGTTTTCTTATTTTCGTTGGCGTTCTTCTTCATACGCTTTTCATTCTTGATATAGTTTGACGCATTTGGTCTATTGTTCCCGTTATTTCCAAAGTTAAGACGACGCACAAGTCCCGCATTCGCGAAAGACATGCGCGCCCTTCGCATGCGCCTGAGGTTGTTTGGGTTGATGACACGGGATCTGATCTGACCCACATTGTTCTCATTTGTGTTTGAGTTGGTATAGGCGTAGTTTCGAACAAGACCTCTGGCGCTGTTGTAGTTCTCCTCGTTATAGTTATTATTTGAGTTTGTGTTGATCCGCACCGCGTTGTTATTGTTCATCTTACAGTTTATAAAGATTTAAATTGATGTGTAACCATGAAGACATATACATCCCTCGATGGTATCAAAATTAAAGTGGGTGAGACCGCGAAGGAGAATGATGACTTAACTGGGTCGAGTTACCCACATGAATGGTGGTTACATGTAGATGGTGGCCCTGGTGCACACGTTGTTGTGTGTTACGAGGGTGATACAATTCCCAAAGAAACGAAAAGGGACGCAGCATTCTTGGCAGTACATCATAGCAAAGTGGGAAATGTAAAGATGGTAAGGGTCAACCTCACACGCGTTGATCAAGTTATGAAATGTGATCGTATAAAAAATCATGGTCAGGTCTACCTTGATGGGGAAGTTATGCAACTGAACGTATTTCCAAACAAGGAAAAGGAAAGACTTGATAGACTCTTAAAAAATAGGTGCAATAGTTAACAAATGAACCATCAAGATTGGAACCCCGTTGTTATTCACGGAGCGAAACATTCTGTTTCGCGACCCGCCCGCCCTCACCGTGAAGTCACAAAGGAGCAGAAGTTGGATCAAATGGAATTGGGGACTCACAAAAAGGTGGGTCTCACGATGGCGAAGGCTATTCAAAATGGGCGCATTGCTAAAGGTTTCAAAACACAAAAAGATTTAGCAGTGGCGATTGGAGTTCCAGCGAACATAATCAATTCATATGAATCTGGGAAGGCGATTCCAGACAACGCAATTCTTCAAAAACTGAGAAGAGTCCTGGGAGTTAAGCTCTGAAAGTCGCACGTCTCCGCATTTGATTCATCATTCTATTCACATGTCCTTGGCTAATTTTCTGAAGTTGCTCATAGCTCAAAGGTGTTCGTATCCCATTTTTGACGTATGTAGTTCTGAAACCATTTCTGTGAGCCATTCGACGCAAGTTCTTCAACTTGGCGAGTTTTTGAGAGTCTTGGACTCTCTTATTAACTTTTGATGTGACACGGTTATCTTCTTGGCGTTGTCTGGCCCTGTATCCATTCTTGGCGAGGCTCACACTGAGTTGTTCGAGGCGAACCATCTTTATTATGCGTCTGGATTTTTTTCGAACATGCGAGTGACTGTGACTAAGATAACTGGTATCAAGACTAAAATTACAATTATAGTTATTGTTACAAACATACCTTATAATAGATTGACATAAAGATACGACACGTGTCTAAAACAAAATGGCGCTCAAAGAAACCAAAGATGTCACTTCCCGCGAAACACCCGAAGCCATGGAAAAACGCATGTTTGAAGCCAAGCTCGCTGCTATGGAAAAGGCTATGAAAGGTGAAAAGGTTCGTTACAAGTCCAATCGAGACCCTGAGAGATTTTTGGATTTCTTGGAGTATCGATTGACGATTTGGGAACAACTCAAGGATGAGAAGTTCTATGCGAAGCGAATGTATGAAAAGACGAAGGAAGTTATCGAGGGTCTCACCGCAGCGTAGAGTAGTGACCAGCAATGTAATAGACATCTTCAAAACCCAAATCGATCAATTTCTCTGCCGCAAATCTGGCCCGTTGTCCAGTATTGCAGTAGACGAGTAGCCCCTTCTTTGGAAGTTCCGACGTCGTTTTCTTGTTGATTTTATCGACTGGAATGTGAAGCGCGCCTCTGTAGTGACCCGCGCGGTACTCAACCGCCGTACGAACATCGATGACCTTCTTTATCTTACCTGAGCGAATCATCTTTTTGGCTTCTCCTGAACTTACGAGGTTTTCACCAAAATACGTATACGCCGCGGCGGTCGCGAGACCTCCTATGAGTATGAACGGTAGAACCATTTTACTCTACGTTCATATTTTACTTCCGACCCAATTCATGATTTGTGTGAGTGACCACGAACTATTGATACCCTTCGGGAGTTTAAGTTTCATCAGAGTTCTTTTGACTTTTTCATCACCTTTAGGAACTTGTGCGATATGATTCAATCTAAATCTTCGACCATTTGTATTCGTAATTCTAAGAAAGTATGGAAAGTTCTTTTCAAAGTATTTCCATTTGAGTGAAGTTCTATTTGATGGTGGAGTATATTTATGTACAAGTCCCCACACAACCTTCTTCACAAATTGAAGGCGATCTCTTGGATCTGTTGGACCAATGTGTGTTCCCAATGTATCGTGCATCATAGCAATAAAAGCTTCAATGTAGCAAAAGTGATGTTGTGACAACTCATCATATTGTGAAATCTCAAAAGACCTTTCAAGAACTTTCTTGTTCCGAATGTTAACACTTGTATTATTGAGAAGTTCTTTGTAATTTTCTGTGTTCGTGGTCACAAATCCACCTGTTGGTTGGAAGGAAGAGTTTTTGTTTCTTAATGTGTAGGTATTTCCGTAGACCGTACGAAGTTCGCTCCTGAACTCTTTACGATTCGAACCCATTGAATTGAACAACGTGATTTCCTTCTTGTTATGATTCACTTTGGCGAGTGCGTAGTGACCGTCACCGTTCGGATAGGTGTGAGCGATATGAAGATACTCAGTACCGTTACGATTTTTGGTAAGTTTCTTCATATTAGATGTCCTGCGACACTTAAACTTGAAATCGTACCCAGCTTCTTTCTTGATGTCCTTCCCAATTTGTTCAAATACGCCGGGTCTCTGGATGAGTTGCTTAGCCATTTCCGAGGCATCTTCAATGGCCATGAGATATTTCGCTGCCAGATTTGTATTCATTTTACTCTCAATGTAGTCAGATGTGTCAATTTCCACAGTCTCACCTTTGGCTCTCAAAAGGGTGTTACGAACATTGCGGTTATTGATGAGTTTAATTGGGGTCAGATTCATTCTCACTTAATTATAACCGATACTTTTAAATAATGTCGCTCGTTTTACTATGCCCACCAGTCATTGTCATTCAGAAGAATGTTCCCATCGTCACGGCGAAGTCGTGTCGATTAAGTATGATTCACCCATCGGATACGAATGTGTACGAAGTGGAGATACTCGAGGCGCCACCCGTGGAGGTCAATGTAGAGTCTTCATTGGCGGATTATTACGAAAAACCCGACGAAGAAGAGGAAGAAGACGCGATGATCAATTTTATTAGTTCCCGAAAGCAACACCGGCCATACCGTTCTTTACTCGTAAAATATTGTAGTTGACCGCGTAAACGCGGTGCATTTGGTTACCACCCGACGGGTTCGACAACGTGAGCTTGGCGCTATCGATGCGAGAGAAGTTCAAGCTACCACTCGGTTGCGACTTGTTCATGGTCAAGCAGAACGGCCATGTGTAGAGCGGCGCCGTGTCCAAGGTGGAATCCGCGAGGTTTTGCGCGTGCATTTCGTGCGCGAGGTTGTGATGGAACGTCTTGGACATGTTTTCAAAGAGCGCGACACCATTGATGTACATGCTCGCTTCATCGAACGTGTACATCGTGTCCCACGTACCAGCCGTCGCATTTCCAGAAACCAAGTGAATCGCCTTGGTCGGGTGGTTAAAGTAGGTAAGATCAATTTCAGTATCAGTGTTAGACGCCAATTGATATTGGGTTTGTGTGATCAAAAGTTCGTGCTCGTTATCAGTGACAAACTTGCG